GTAGAACCTGACCTAAAAAAAAGGGGTTTTGAGCGTGCGCCTTTTGATTGGTTGCAACGACGGCAGGAACTCGTTAGGTTTTCTAAATTGAAAATGTCGCCTCCGCTTACGCGACTTTGTATGTGATCTACTTGATCTGCTTCCTGACCACAGTAGCTACATATGTAACCGTCGCGTGCAAGTACAGCAAGCCTAGTCTTTTTCCAACGACCAGTGCCTAATGCTTTCTTACTAATGCCAACCTACTAACTCAAAGTGTTGTAATGCTTTACACGCATTAACATAACCATACTTATCAAACTTATACCTATGGGCTATGTACTTTAATCCGTAATCCACTTGTTCGTATTCAGTCTTAGTTAACATCAATGGGTTCTTTAATTGTGGTATGCCATAAACAGCGGCAGTACCATTAAGGTTACCAATAGCCCTATGATTCCACGCTGATTCCTTACCATACAGCTGCGACAAGCACACCCATTGGTCTTTTGATTCAATCTTGTAAGCAGCATATTCTTTAACAGATACATAAGGTTTAAATTGTAGTGCATTTGAGGAATCAATTGTTTTAGGATAAAGGCTTAATATCATTAAGCAAAGAGCTGCCCCAATAACTAGCAGCAACGAACTCGCGAGCAATCCGCTGAAGCGGCTCGCGTTCGCGCTTAAAGGCGCGTCGCTTGCTGATAGTGTACTGCCACTGTCAATCATGTGGATAACTTTACGCGTCATTGCGGAGTGTTGCACAGGTTATCCCCAGCCCTCAGTCCAATTGTGGAAACAGTTATTACAATCTGAAACATAATCCGCACCTGCCTTAATAGTTGTAGTGTTGTAACTTAAACACTCAGGGCATTGATCTTTTTGCATGTGATACAGCTGCTACTTTCCATTTTCCACGCACCACATTTAGTACAATGAACAACCTCTTTATCGGTTATAGCCTCAATTCTAGCCCTCACCCCAGTATTTTCGCACTTGACACACATAACAACTACATGTTCCTCACCTGCGTCAAATCCTGCTTTTTCATGGAATAACATAGGTTTAGCACACTTATTACACTTAAATACCCAAGTTAAGTCATGAATCACGATTTACCTGCCCAACCGTTACCCTTAAAATGTATTGGTACGGTAGACCATACCTTGCGGAGTAATCCCCGACAGATTTTACACCGTGGAACTTCCTGATCTACCGCCAATACGAGTTCTACTTGTGTATCGCAGAACTCGCACACATAATCATATTTAGGCATGAAATCCGTAATCAATATGATTTACGCAGCCACAAGCTACGCATTTTTTAACGCCGTCAATTGTTAACATGCGAGGGTCATTACAACTTTCGCAACAATCTGACAAAGGCACAATGTCTAACTCAACACCTTTGTCAGTAAATGTAGCTCTAATACCAGCTGAGTCAATCATTTCCATATCACCCATTTTCGACACCAACTTTATAGGGCAATTTTTCAGTTGATTTACAGTTCTGACAATACAATTCAAAAATTACCTTCTTTTTAGGTTTTGTTACATTTATCAAAACCCTTGGATTTTTACAATCGCAGTGGTAATCCATATAAATTGCCATTATTCATTACCGTCAAAAAACCAGCGTCCATTAGGCGACATCTTTGCCCAAGTAACATGCTCTTTTACATTGCTCTTACAAACATAACCGTAATAAGGTTTGCCACCTTTACTGATACCTGTTTTTAAAACGCTGCCATGTTCACACTCAGGCGGTGGATTAGGTGTTGTACTTCCAATAGAGTCAACAACTTCTCCTACTGTCCATTGAGTAGGTTCAGACTCTTTGTTATCAACTTCAAAAGAAGCTCTTAAAGCTTGTTCTACTGCCGCTGATCTTGAGTTGGGAGTTCCATAGATTGTTTTGGGTTTATCCTCCGCCGCAATGACTTTAGCCATTTCAGTTTGGCTTGGTCGCTTGCCTTTAGCGGCGTATCCAGCATTAGCGAGGCTGCGCCCAATTGCAGAAGTTTCCGCGTTCTCAAGTGCAGAAGTTGAATTGACACCTCTATCCGTAACCACTTCATAAGCAAGACCAGTTGCCCAAGGATTGGCGTCCAACTCCGTACGATATATTGAAGCCCTGACAATAAACCGCGTAGCACTAGACTCCAAAAGCTCAGTGTAAATACGAAAATCAGGATACTCAGCAATAAACTTTCCAAGACGCACCTCCACGGTTTCGTAATCCATAATATTAAATGCCATTTATTCACCTCTCATATCTTTAACAATTTGATTGTAAATTAAACCGTATCCAAGGAGATCGGAGAGTGAATCCTCATGATCGCTGGACTGACTGAGGCGTGCGACTTTGACGAGCAACATACACATTGCGACCTGTTCAGGCGAAATGTAAGTGTCCAAGTAACCTGACCACAGCTCACTAATTCGTCTGTGGTTAATTTCCGCAGAGCCGTAAATACTTCCTCGTTGAACAAGGGTTGACTGGACATCATCTAATAACTCCTTAGTTTTTTTCATAGTCAAATACCTCATCTGATTTTTTAGCTATGTTGGTAATTCTCCTATGAGATTCCCAACCAATTGCCCTACCCTTCCAATACCCGCTATTAAATGCAGACTCTCGGATTTGGTAAATAACAAATAAAAGAGTTCCAGCGGCAAGGCAATACCAAGCCCAAACTAATGCGTCGGCTCTCATTAGATATTCCAAGAGCTTGCATAGTCAGTTGTAAAACACCATAACTCAACTGCGCTGTCGTAAGATATTGCGTAGGCATGACCAACTTGGTCTAAGTAATGAGTTGCAAGAATTAAAGCTGCATAACTCTCAACCCAAAAAATGTATTCATGGTTGAAGTCAAGTTCTTGGTCAAAGCGTTCTACTTGCTTCTCCCAGTTATGACCCTTGAATTGCATTTGACTTTCTGTAAGTCTTTCAAAGTCAATTGCGTTTACATCAATCTTTTTCAGATTTAATGTATGTACTATTTTCATGCTAACACCAACTCAACTGGTGCAGCTGCACAGTTCAAACAAGGTTGCTCTGCGCCAAAATCAGACCACCAAGCTTCATCAACACTTTTACAATTATTACAGATAACTTTTGCAAGTTTCATTTAAAGCCTTTCCGTTACACCAAGTCCGTTTACTTGGATAAGGAAATTGTGACTTAAAGCTGGGACATTTACAACGGCATACATGGCGCGTTTGGTAACGATTTGATAACGAAGTCTAAAGCAACCCTAGAGAGTCAAAGGCGTCAATCTGCTCGTCTATGGTTCTCTCTACATAATCCGTTTCTCTATTCATACAACTTACCTTCAAATATAAATGTGCCGTTATTAATTGGGATAGGAACAACCTGAACCTTGCGGTCTTTTACATAGGCAACAGCGAATCCTTGCTGCCAATTAGCGTAACCGCGTGTGTAAGCCATACCGCTTGAAGCAAGATCAACTAAATTACCTACCTCTAAACCCCATACAGTACGCCCTAATTGACCCCTAGAAGCCTCTGTAAAGGCTGCTAACCCTAATCTGTGAGTGTGTCCACAGACTACGCTTTTTCCTAACCTTCTAGCGCCGTTTAAGGCTGTTTGTCCACCAATTTGGCTAAGAGGGAAAGCGTCCCCATGAACTGCCGTCCAACCATATGCCCAGTCAAGTCCGTGTGAGTGAAAACGGATATTGAGTTTGTCATATCCCATAAAACGCTCATATTGCATTTCGGGTAAGTTAAGAAAACTTGGGAGTCTTTTTTTAATTGATCGGTAAAGTCGGATTCCATGGTTACTTCCTACAACATCTGTTACACCAAGGTACTGAAGTACATCTTGGGTAAGAGTTCTATCATCATCTAAGTTGCCAACCATTTCATCAATTGTTCCTGCATTAAATCCACCAAGCTGAGGTAAATCTATTTCATCACCAATTTGAATAGTTTGGTGAGGATTCCATTTAGATAAAAACTTTCCTACTACCTTTACGCTTTTCTCATCAAAAAACGGTGACTGTAAATCGCTGATAAAAGCGACACGCCTAATTATTCGTCCTCTTCAAAATCGTCTAATGGGTTTTTAATTGGGTCTGTTGTGTCAACAATCCAATCAGGATAACTAGACCTATCCATGGCAAACGCGAGTGCTGTTCCCTCGTCCATGCCTGATTTTCTGCAAGCCATGTAAACCTCATTAGCTGCAATAGCCCAAAAATCTAGTTTTGTAAGTACAGGCTCTTTAGTAGTCCTGCGTCTTCTAGCTACTTTCTTTTTAGGTTTGCGTTTGGTTGCCATGTCTTAAGTTTACTTCCTACTAATGACAATAAAGAGTTCATCTATGCGGTCATTTAATCGTGTCGTTTCACTTTGTAAATTTGTGAGTTGGTCTTTCATGCTTGAGCCTCCATTGGGGCGAAGCTCATTTAACCAACCCTTTACCAAATACCTGAGTCCAGCAAGGACTCCAATTAATGTGGTTGTAACTCCAGCTGCAAAGCCAGCCCACTGAAGGGCTGTCATTACTCTTTACTGCCTATGCCAAATGCTGTTTCGTCGGGATTTAACGCACGCAAAATTGGGGCAACCCAAGCTATTAAAAAGGCTTTCCAAATGTCGTTGAATTGACCTGTTGGATTTGTTACATAAACTGTTGCTAGACAAACAAATGCGCTTCTTGCGTATGAGTTAATTACAGCTAGTGTTTTCTTATTCATTGTTACCCCCTAGTAGTGGTATGTTAAAAAACTCTGAATTGTTATCTTGATCTTTCTTGAAACTGATATGGATATGATGATTGTGTGGTGAGTAGCCGCGGTATCGTCGCCATTTGTAATTTAGTATTGGCGAAGCAATCATGCCCAAGTGGATTACATAATGTACGCGTCCGTGACTCCGAGCATAGAGTCTAATTTGATCTGCCAAATATGCTGAATCCCCCTTGTTGTCAGATAGGCGAGCGTCAACATCAATTGCTCTGACAACAAATCCTGCTTTTGGGTCAGGT